TGTTTTCTATAAGCTAACGAATCAAGAGATAAAAACTCATTTTGAACAAAATTATTAATGTAAGCAGTTTCTGTTTTACCATCAACTGAAGTAATCATATGCTTTAGTCGTGTAGTGAGTTCTGAAGTATCATTCTGAGATACTTTTTTTCTAGCTTCTACTTCTTCTGTTATTTTGTTTTCATCACCACTATTCAACAGTTTAAAAGTAATTTCTCTTTTAGAAGATGGTAACGTATATGAAAATTTATTCTCACCTTTTGTAAGTTTAGAAAAATCTATATCAACAGGTTCAAGTTTTGATAAATCAACTGTTTGTTTTACACCATCATATTCAATATCATAATCTTTACCATAACCAAGTATTCTTGATGCTACCATAATGGCATTCTTATCACCAATCAACATATCTTTTATTTTAATTGATTTATCAACAATCAAAGATTCTAATAACTTATCAATTACTGTACCTTGTTGTATTAGAGTTTGAGAAGTAAGAATATCTTCTTCTTTGGCGGTCATATATTTTATCTCTACTTTTCCACTTGATAGTGGATGACCTTCAAAGTAGAAATACCCTTTAGATGGTAACTCTACCATCTCAGTAGGGAATTTGTATTCAGCCATAAATGACTCCTTCGTGATTAAATTTTAATAACCAATTATAAATATAACTATATTGTTTTAAATAACATTTTATTTTGATGGTGTGATTTTGTCCTTAATTGGTTTCAAAACCATATCAAAAATAATGTCATCGTATTTTGTTGGGGTAAGTTTAACAATTTTCTCTACAGCGTAAAGTACTGCTAAAACATATTCCCAATTTGCTGCTATCCATTCACTCATTTTAAACTCCTATTAGAATTGTAGTATTGCGTAATCGTATTTAAGTGTTAATGTTATTTCTGCTGGTTCACTTGAGGAATAATCCATTGGACCGAAGTCTGCAGTTTCAATGTATGTACCGACTAACTTCCATTCCTCAACTATATCTCCAACTGGTCCTAACATATTAAACGTAACATCTTTTTTATAAAAATCTGAATATCCATCACGACCTGTTACTGATTCGTGACCTAAACGAACCCATTCCATAACTGACTGAGCAGCCGAAGGAACAACTGGGTCATATAAAGTAATATCGATTGGCTGCCATGCCCCTTTTCCTTTGATATATCTTTTCACATTAATATGGTCTAAGACAATCTCCTCGAACTGAATTTGAGGTCTGTTTGCTGTTTTAATCAAATAAGCTGGTACACCTTCAATATACATAATAAACCGATTTTGTGTTTTCGGCTCAAATGGTGTAAACATTATTTCATTAGGGTCTATTGTAGCCATTCTTTAATCTCCTAAAAAAGTCTTTTATTCGTACTCATAAATAAATATCAATTAATCGAATTTTCATTAAAAAAAGAAAAGCCCCAATCGAAATCGAGGCTTTTCATATACATCACATTTATTTTATAAGTTAGACTTACTCAGGGAATGTAGCTCCTGTTGGTTGAACAACAAAGTCTAATACGATAAACTCTGCCGTTCTAGTAGGTTGTATAAAGATTTGACCTACTAACTGATTTCTATCAACAACATCTGGTGTGTTGTTTGAATCATCCATCACAACTCTAAATGCACTTAAACCACTGTTTTGTTGAACTTGATTTAAGTAAGGATTCACAATATTTAAGAAACGATTTCTAGTTGCTTGTGAATTTTGTTCAAACACTAAGAATCTTGAAGTACTTGCAATAAACTTTCTTAATGCAATTAACAATCTTCTTACGTTGATTCTATCAAGAGCTGATGGTTTAGATTGTAGTGTTTTTTGTCCAAACACAACTACACCTTGACCAGGGAATGAAGCTATTGGATTGATACGATTTTCGTATAAATCATCACGTTCAGCATGAGTCAAACGTGTTTTTGCTTCTGTAACGGTTGTTAAACCACCTCTGTTTAGACCTGCTGGTGCAAACCATTCGTGAGCTACACTATCTGTATTGGCAATAACACCTGGAATCACTACTGATGGTGGTACCCAAACTGGTCTGTCTGTACCTGAATCAATAACTTTTACCCAAGGATAATATGTTGCTGCATAATTCGTATCAAGTGTTTTGATTGCACTCTTCATAGTATCAATACTATCTCCATATGCTGTTGCATCCATAATATATAGAGCATCTGCTCGTGATTCAACTTTTGATATTGCGTGATTTGTTACTGCTGAGTGTAATCCGTGAATAACACCTGGTGTAACTAATAGATTAATATCAAACTCATCAGGGTTACTAATTGTATTGATTGCTCGTTTATACTCTACAGTACCGTTTGATGTAGAAGTTGATAAGTCAAACCCTTGTGTATTTGTACCATCAGATGATATATTTGGTCCTGTATTAACAGGTGTAGCTGGGTTGACTCCATCAAATCCCCATTGCATTGGAACTGTGAACTTTCTCTGTGCAATGTTTGATAAAGCTAGAGTAACTTTTTCAGTAGCATCTGAGAATGTTGAACCTAATGTACTTGCGTCTGCATGTCCAAAGAAATCTTCAAGAGACATTGTAACGTTATTACCTGAAGACCCTGCGTTTGGAATTGGACCTAAGTACTCTCTATTATCAACACTACTGAAATCAAACCCATAGAATAGTCCACTATCAAAGTTACCATTATTATCAACTTGTAATCTATTGAAAGATGCTGAAGGTATATTTGTTGTACCTGGTACTGTATTGTATACAGCTGAGTGTCCCATTGGAACTACATTCTTAGGATATTTAAATACTCCGTCTTCTTCCATTCTACCATAATCACCAACACGAATATATTTACTCAAGTTTGGATAATCACCGTAGTATGTTAATTTACCATTTGAATCTGATTCAACATATCTATCACCAATTACCTTAGCAAAATAATTTCTTGATTCTGGGTCAAGTGTTAATGAATTAAATTGTTGTAATATGTCATTATCATTTGTTCCATTTGGATTATAAACTCTTACTTGTAGTGAAAATGTACCGTAATCTGAACCTGCAACATCATCAGCATCTTTAACATTTAAGATGTTTATTCTGAAGCTTGTGTTCATATCTGTACCGTGTGAACGAGTATAAACTCTGAACAACTCATATCTTGTACCGTTGATTAATTGTGATTGTAGATATGGTGTTCTAGCTGATTGAAAAGCTTTATTACCAGTCCAAGTACCTAATGTATCATCTTGTCCTTTTGTATTTACAGTATTTACACCACCTGTTCCGGTGTAAGTGCCCACTTTGCTATAACCTGCTATTGATGTAAAACAGTAGTTTATAAGGGCTACCCCTGCTCCCCAAGCTCCGTTATATATTTTTGTACTATCAGCAGCTAAATAACCATTACTCGACATTTTAGCGTCAGCTTCATTTAATTTTATTCTATTCCAATCAGAAGGCGAACTACTTCCTGAAGCTTGTCCAAAAGTATCAGGATATATAACCTCCCAATATGATGCTATTCCAGTAGTTTTAACAAAAACAAGCTCTGGAGCCTTAGATAATCCGTGTCCACAATTAAAATTACCTGAAGCTGACGTACATTGAACAATACTAAAGCCAGCTGCGGCATTTGTACTAACCACACTAGTTATTGTTCCATCTGTATTAATAGAGCCTAATCCTCCAGCTTTCCAATTCCAAGATACATAATCAGCAGAAGAAGAATTAACAAAATTAGCATTTGTACTACCTGCTTGAACAGTAAATCCATCAGTATTAAAAGAACTTAAATATCCATAAGCAGCACTATATTGTCCCTCTTGCCCATCGTTGTTTGAGGATAATCCATTACCACTTCCTGTTCCTCTTACCGAATCTGTTAAAGCAGAATTGTTGCTTCCATTATTTCTTGCTTTTATCCAAGTAAAATCAGACTGAAACCCAACCCCTGTAATATTTTGTGTAGTATTATTACCTGTATATAAATCTACACCAAAACTATTAGCTAAGCTAGGTGTTGTTGTAGAACCGTCTGCTGCTATAGCTAAATAAGTATATGTATATCCAGAACCATTTAAAGAACTATCAGTAGTTATTAATTGAAAACCATTTTCATAAAAATTTACTCCATTACTAGTGGATTCTGCTAGTGAATCTTGAATATCTGATTGTTTGTCTACTGGATTAGATGGATTTCTTGTACTATCCATTAATCTCCAACTTGTTCCACTATTAGAGGTAGATTTTAATATTAAATATGCTGGTTTAAACCCTGTTTCTATTATTGGGCCATTAGTGCTGCTACCATTACCTGTATAACCGCCACTTTTAGTAAAGCCTGTAGTATTTTTAAAAAGATAAGCAATGAAACTATTTCCATTACCACTTACTGACGCATCACTTCCAACACTAAATACAGTAGAGGTTGGTGTTGTATCATTCCAAATAGTTGAAGCTGTACCTGTTCCGTAGGCCTCATTTAAATTCATATATTTAGTTGCTCCACTATAGCTATTATATACTATCCAATTATCCGTTGTATCTAAATTTTTTACTATAATAAAATCTGGAACGCCTCCAAGTTCATGAGCAATAGTAGCTGCACTTCCTGTACCTGTATATTGTACTATACTTAACCCTAGGTTTGTATTAACAGATATCTTTTTAGCAGCTATTGTTCCTGCTAAAGATGTTGTTGATGAAACACCATTTACCATTACACTTCCAGCAGTTGGCGCATTTCCAACACCTGCTGAATTAGTTGCTGTTGGTGCACCCCCAGCTTTAAAACCATAAACTATATTATTACCAGTTCCAATAGACGCGTAATCTCCAATAGTTACTCCACCAGTAATAAATGAAGTTACCACATTTCTGGTATCCTCAGCACTGGTATCTGTAGGCCATAATGTTTCAGTAGCGCCTCTAACAGTATCATTTATAAAATTACCATTTGCTGCTGTCCTATTAAAAACCCAAGCTAGATCTATATCAAATCCAAACCCAGTAACATTTTGGCTTCTGCCGGTAAATAATTTAGCATTATATTGTCCACTCGGTGCTACATTAGTAACTGTAATACTGAAAGATCTTGCAGAACTAGTTTGGTTTTCATCATCTGTAGCTGTAATACTAAACGTTGATGTTGTATCTGCTGATACAGCTCCTGCTGTACCTGTGATAGCCCCTGTCGCTGTTGCTAAGGAATATCCTGATGGTAAACTACCACTAGTTACTGCATATTCAATAGTATCACTACCTTCTGTTGCTGTAACTTGAAATGATGTAGTTCCGCCTTCTGCGACACTACCTAAACTACCTGAATTAGTGCTCCAAATTGGAACTCCACTATATTGTATAAAGTTTGCTTGTGAAGCTGTTCCTCCATCTGTATTTGTTACTGCAACAGTATATTGACCAGCTGCTTTTGCAGGAGCTGTAATTGTAATTTGTGTAGCTGAATTAAAAGCTGTGGTAGCTGAAGTGCCACCTATAGTACATGTAATTCCTGTTTGGAAACCTGTACCATTTATAATAATACTTTCTCCCCCTGCTGGATCTGCTGCTGTTTGAGTTCCTGGATAATCAATAGATGTTATTGTAGGATCAATTGTAGTGTCAGCCCAAGCCATACCTCCGGTTCCGTCAGTTTGTAAAAACTGTCCATCTGTACCGTTATTTGATACGCCATAAAATTGTCCCGCCTTAGGTTTAGTTTGTGCCATTTATTATTTTTTATGATACTTTATCCCACTCTTGATTTTCTTCGTCCCATGTGTATTGATCTCCATCATCCGGATAATCAACCGGGGCTTTCCATGTACAAGATGATTCTTCTAATAACCAACTTGGATATGGTTTTGGTGGAATAAAAGCATCTCTTGCATAATCATAAGTATAGCCAATCCCGGCATAATTTTTTCTATATGGAGTGCCATCGCCTAAGTGTACACCACCGCGAGTATTATAAGAAGTTCTTTTACAAACTTGTTTTCTTACATCTTGGTATTGTAATTCCCAGTTTGTCTTTGTATCACTCTCGTCTCTACCTACTATTACTTCGGTTACTACGTTAGCCATATCTAAAAATGCGTAATGTGCCATATTATTAGTTAATTTGTATATTTCCTGTTCCTGCTGTAACAGTAGTAACCTTATCGGAACCATCTGTTGCTGTACTTAGTGTTAATCCTGCACCGGGGTTAGTTAAAGTGTAAGAGTTAGGGTATCTTAATATTACAATACCAGAACCTCCATTACCGCCATTACCCGAACCACCTCCGGTTCCGCCACCACCACCAGATCCTGTATTAGTAGTACCAGCAGTGCCATTTTGATTACCATCACCATAATTACCTGCACCGCCTCCTCCAGACCCTCCTGATCCTCCGCCTAATGGATTCCAAGACGCATTTCCTGCACCACCACCACCACCGCCGGCTCTAGTAACAGCTGCACCTGTTATTGAAGAGGCAAGACCATTACCTCCATCACCTCCACCATTTGTCCCGTTACCTGCTGCACCAGCTGTAGCAGCCCCACCACCAGCACCAGCATAATAATCAGTTGGATATCCTTGACCATCAGTACCGCCTCCAGCAGTTCCTTGATTAGCCGTTCCCGAAGAAGTAGAAGTGCCAGAAAGAGCACCACCACCACCGCCAGATCCACCATCAAAACCTGTTTGTGAAGGAAAACCAGAACCTCCACAACCACCACCAGTTGAAGTTATTGATCCAAAAACAGAATCAGAACCATTTGTGCCTGTAGTTCCACCTGAACCACCAGCACCTACAGTAACAGTGTAATTTGTAGCAAAATTAAGAGTAACTGAAGATTCAGAACTACTTGATCCTCCAGAAGTTTCATTATTATAAGAATTTCTATAACCTCCAGCTCCACCGCCCCCTCCTCTTTCACCAGCTCCTGATCCTGCGCCAGCAATTACTAAATAGTCAACGTTTACAGGAGGAGGATTATCTACAATATTATCTGCATTCCAGCCTTGTGTGGTATCTTGATATACTAAATATACAGTTGCATTGTCTACAGTACATTTAGCATCTGTAGTACGCCCTTGTATTTTTTCTGATCCATTAGAAACAATGTTAAGATTATTTGTATTAAAAGTTCCTGCATAATCTTGTATAGCAACTATATTTCCTGCTACACCTGCGGGTAAATTAACTGTTACTTCACTAGCTGTTGTATTAACTATATATCCTTTACCAGGATTAGCTGAAACTGTTGTAGTGTTTATATTTGTTTGCCAATCAATACCAGCACCTAAAGTATTAGCTATAGTAAAATTATTGGGTGAATTTGTAGTTACACTTATTCCAGTACCACCTGTTAAAGTAGCCGGCGCTAAAGTACCACCTGAATTTAAAAAACCTACTGATCTTACTTCAATTATAACACCATTTGGTGGTGCTGATGCAAAAGTAAGTGTATTAGCAGATAAAGTAAGAGTGCTAACATTTTGATATAAACCATTTAAATATACTTCAACTGCATTTAAATCGACAGGTGTTATGCCAAGAGCATAATCTGTTGTAGAGCCATCCCCGGTAAAAGTATCTGTATATAAAGCATTAGTCGATGCTGATATTGAACCTAATACCATCACCTCAATAGTATACCCAGCTTGGGGAGCTGTAGTAAAAGTTAAAGTAGTGCCTGAAATACTATAAGTACTTTTATCTTGATAAACACCTTGTATAAATACAAACGTCATATTTTCTTCGTTGACCTCTTGATTTAATGTAAAAGCTGTTTGCGATCCTGTACCTGTAAAATTGTTTTTTTCAAACCCACTTAAAGAAAGTGCTTTAGTATGTACAACCTCTATGTTAGCTCCGTTGGGAGGTGCAGTTGTAAAGTTTATATTATTCCCAGTAGTTTGATATGTTAATTTAGATTGATAAACACCACTTACATATACTGATGTTGCATTTTCATTTACTATAGATAACGACGTATTAAAGCTTGTAGTTGTTCCATCTCCAACGAATTCATCGACCTCAATTACACCATCAATTGCCACATAGTGCATTATTTCAATTCCAGTTCCTGTAGGAGGGGCTGTTGAAAACGTTACATTACTTCCCGATGTTGTATATGTATCTTTATCTTGATAAACACCATCTAAATATATTTGTATATTATTTTCTGAGGCAATAGTAGAAGATACCCCATAAACAGTTGTACTTCCATTTCCCGTGTAGTTATTTCTTTGTACTGTAACTGTTCCGCCGCCTGAAGCAGTAGATTCAATAGTTAAAGTATCGGTAGCTGCATTAGTAGTTAAAGCAATATTACTACCAGCAGCGATATTTAAAGTATCAGTAGCTGAATCAGCAACAATATCAGATTGACCAGAAACTGCAATAGTTTTAAAAGGTTCAGTTACAGTTCCGCCACCACCTCCTATAGCTCCCCAAGCTGGAGTCGACCCAAAGTAACCTTCAAATTCATTGGTAGTTGTGTTATATCTAAACATACCAACAGTCGGCGAACCTGGTCTTTGAGCTGTTGTACCATCTGGTACTTGAACCCAATTACCGCTTGTAAGAGATAAATAGCCATCAATCTCTACCGAACTTTTAAACGTCGTAGCCATATATTATTTTTATTATCCTATTTTTTGTACTAATACTCTTATGTCATTTGTTGCAGGGGCAGTAGAAAAATCAACCGTTACTACATCTACAGATGTTCTTACTACATCTGCAATTACAGTATCTGAAGAAGATACATCATATAATTGCACTATTACATCTTTGGAATTTAAATTATGAGTTACTGTATAGGATGTTGCACTTCCATTACCTATAGAAGTTACATATTGTTTTGTTGCTAATTGTACCCAACCATTTGCATTAACAGCAAAATCAGCT